AAAATCTCAGGCTGTGTTAGACTTAAAGAAAGAAAGACATAAGTTAGATCAGCATGACGTAAGAATTGAGCCCGGATCAACATTACCATCTAGTAAATATGCAGAGCTTGCTGTTTACTTGGAAGCGTTCCAGTTAGGAATTGTTGATCGTTACGAGGTGTTAAAGAAGAATCCTGAGTTGTTTGATAAGGAAGGTATTATGCGTAGAACAGAAGAGAAGCAGTTGTTGCAACAGCAGATACAGGCAATGCAGGAACAGATAAAGAATTTGCAGGGTGACTTGCAAACTGCCCAAAGAGAGTCTGTCAGTGATAGAAAGAGAGTTGAGGTCGAGAAGTTTAAATCTAGACTATCCGAAATCAATTCTGAGTCTAAAGCAGATAGAAGGGTACAACGTGGAAAACTAGAAAATGAGGTGAAGCTTGAGGTTGAGAAATTGGCTAATAACCTGAAAGATGTTCAGAGAAAAGTCAGTTCTGCTCCAGAAGCCTAAAGACATCTAAGGAGAAACTATGTCAACACTAGAACAACAGGAAGTGAATGTCCCTAGCGAACAGCCCGGTGCTAATAGTGCTTTTGAAGAGGATATTATCAGTCAGCAGGCAGGCCCAGAGCTTGTAGCTGAAAATCAAGAACCTACACAAGAACAGTCTACTTCTATAGATTATGAAGCAGAAGCAAAGAAGTTTCAATCTATGTATGATCGTGCTCAGGCCGAAAATGCTAAGTTGCAACAAGGTGCTCAAATCCTTCAACTACTGGAGCAGAGACCAGACTTGGTAAAAGTTCTTGAAGATGGTATTGCCGGAAAACAAACACAACAGCAACCAGAGCAAACAGTCAGCAAGGAAGAGTTCAATCCTTGGGAGCTAACTGAGAAAGGTACTAAAACTGGTGATGCTTTTGCATCAGAAATGACTAATATGATTGACCAGAGATTAAATTCTAAGTTGGCTCAACAACAACAACAGATTCAGGCTGAAATGCAAATGCAAAACACTGTGAATGAATTAAGAGGAACATATAAGATGTCAGATAATGACATAAATAGTTTCTTACAGTTTACAACACAGCCAAAAGAGAGAGTAGGTTTGAACAACCTAGTTAAACTTTGGCAGATGCAAAACGGTCAGTCTGTTGCAAACAATGATACAATGGAAGCGGTAACTGCGGCAAAGCAGGCTCCTCGCACAGCAGGAGTGCTTCAAGGACAGCCACAGACATCTCAACGCAATGATGCTGACAGGATGTTTGATTCGATCATATCGACTGGAGGTTCTGGAAGATTACCGTGATTAATAATAACCACATAACACAAAGGTAATAAAATGGCAATATCATTTAATTCTGGAGTATTAAAATCCAGTGATATAACAGCTTCTACTACCTCTACTGGTGTTAGCGATACAGGGGTAGCCCCTGATAGAAGACGGATATTTAACTTCGGTGACAGAGTTGCCGAGTTAGTTCCAGAAGAATCACCATTCTTCGTATATCTTAATCAAGTCGCTAAGTCACCTACTGATGACCCCGTGTTTCGTTATTTAGAAAATCGTAACCGTATTAGCTTTACAGACCGTTCTTTTAAAATTAAGGGTGCTGTTGGTTCGGTTTCCGCAGGTTCTTCGTATTCATTTACTGTTGATACTGCTGGTGGAGCCGCTGTAGAGTTCCTTATCAAGGGAATGGTTTTTGCTGTAGGTACGGTTGATTCTGATGCGGGATATGGTCAGGCATTAGTGAGAGTAGAGTCAGGGTTAAGTCATGGAAGTGATCAGTCTACATTTACTGGTAAAGTAATTGATGTTTCTGCTGTAAGTGGCAGTGACAGCATAGCTGATGATGACGTAGCTCAAATTATAGGTTCTTCTTTTGAAGAAGGTTCTGGTTCACCTGATGTATTCTCTTCTGAGTTAGAAGATGACTTTGGGTACACCCAGATTTTTAAAACAGCGGCAGAGATGACAAACACTGCTTATGCAACTCGCTATCGTGGGTATGCTGAAGAGTGGAATCGTATCTGGGCTACTAAACTACGTGAGCACAAGATTGACATTGAAAGAGCTATGCTCTTCGGTCAAAGAGCTCGTGTAAGCGGTATCCAGTACACAGAAGGCTTGGTAGGACACATTGTTAAAAATGTATCTCCAGTTGTTAATGATTCTGCATTTAGCTATTCATCTGGAAATGCATACTATAGAAGCGTTGCTCAGTCAGAGCTAACTTATGATAGGTTACTTAGTGACCTTGAAGTTATCTTTGATCCAGCTAGAGGTGGAATGTCAGAAAAACTGGTTCTATGTAGTTTACCAGTAATCACATTCTTCAACAAGCTAGGTAGTGATGCTTTTTTAAGTGCTTCTCTTGCTCATAACGGTGCGGCCGCATTAAGTGCCGGTGCTACAAATGTAAACCAGTCACCATTAAGAATGAACATGGAATCTCGTCAAGGTTCTTTTGGTCACAACATTATGGTGATAGATACAATATACGGAACATTGAATCTCGTCAAGGTTCTTTTGGTCACAACATTATGGTGATAGATACAATACACGGAACATTGAATCTTGTAAAAGAGCCATTGTTCAGAGGTATTTCATCTGGTTTTATGTTGATGGCTGATATGACTCAGTTGGCATATCGTCCGTTAATCGGTAACGGTATTAATCGTGATACTCAAGTTATGACTAACGTACAAGGTGCTGATGAGGATTTAAGGAAAGATATGATCTTGACCGAAGCTGGTCTAGAGATTACTCTTCCTGAGTCACATGCATTGTTTAACCTAGAAGGAGTCTAAGATGATAACTGATGTATTAAACGTAAACAGCGGTAGCTTAGCACTACCTCCTAGCAGAGGTGTAATTAAAGTAGAGTCAAAGCTGGTTCCTTTTGCGGCTAGTTCTGCGAATATTGATTCTGGAGCAATGTCTGTTCCTGCTAATTCAATAATCACAAAATTAACAGCAGTGGTTCACACAGCTTTAGCTCATGCATCAGGAAACATTGGTGTAAGCGTAGGAACAGCGGCTGGAGGTACTCAATTTACGGGTACTTTAGATGCTGATTGTCTTGAAGCATCTGCCACCTCAACTGCGGCTGGAATAGGATCATCTACAGATGATGTTTTAACAGCGGCTTTAGGTGGGACTGCTATTTTAGGCACTTTAGCGGCATCTTACAGGTCTGCTGATACAGACGTTCATTTTAGAGCGGTATCTTCAGGTGGTAATTTTACTGCTGGTACTATGTGCTACATAATAGAGTACGTTGAGTTGCAAAGTCAATAATCCGAATCAATAAGGATAACAGTTTTAGGTACTGTAGGGGTTGTCAATAAAAGATAGCCCCTAAAACCTAAAAAGGAGAAACTATGAAAAAATGTATGCATTGTGATAAAGAAAACAGAGAAGGATGGTTTTACTGTAAATATTGCGGTAAAAAAGCTTCTGAAAGCAAATTCACTACAAACCTATGGATGACATCTGATTTAGGAAAGAGAACAGATGTAGAGCTATCAACTCAGTCTATGGGTGATAACATACAGAAGATGAGAAAAAATTTAGGCTATGCCAGCTAAGAAAAAGCGTAAGTCCCCTGCTTGGCAAAGAAAGGCAGGTAAAAACCCTAAAGGTGGTTTAAACGCTAAAGGTAGAGCCAGTTACAATAGGCAGACAGGGGGAAACTTAAAAGCTCCTGTTAAGTCTGGAGATAATCCTAGAAGAGCTAGTTTTCTTGCTAGGATGGGTAACATGCCCGGCCCTGAAAAGAAAGATGGTAAACCTACACGTTTATTATTGTCTTTAAGAGCGTGGGGTGCTAGTTCAAAAGCTGATGCTAGAAGAAAAGCAAAGGCGATAAGCAAAAGAAACAAAGCTAAAAAGAAGAGGAAGAAATGAATAAAAAAGTAAAAGCACCACAAGGTTATCATTGGATGAAGGCTGGTGCTGGTTATAAATTAATGAAGAACCCTAGAGGTGGTTACAAAGCTCACAAAGGTTCTAGTCTAATGGCAAGTTTCAAGGTGCAAATGGTGCACAGTAACGCAAAGAAAAAAGGAAAGTAACATGAAACATAGTAAAGCAGGATACGGTGGTAAAAAGTCTATGAAGAAGAAGAAAAAGAAGATGATGAAGAAAAAGAAGAAGTAATGGCTAAGACTGTTAGTTGGATGTGGGGTGGCAAGAGACATTATGGAACCTTGATAAGAGAGACAAAAACCCATAAGTTTGCTAGAACAAAAAACGGTAAAGTTAAGAAGATTAAGAAGTAGTGGCTAGAAAGAAAAAAGACCCGAAGGTTGGCACGGGTAAGAAGCCAAAGGGTAGTGGACGTAGGTTATACACAGATGAAAACCCAAAAGATACAGTAAGAATTAAATATGCAACTCCTGCTGATGCCAGAGCAACGGTTGCAAAGGTAAAAAGAATTAGAAAGCCTTTTGCTCGTAAGATACAGATACTAACAGTTGGAGAGCAGAGGTCAAAGGTAGCGGGAAAGAGAACACAGGTACAGATTTTTAAAAAGGGTAAAGAGGCGATTAGAAGGGCAAATAAAAAGAAAAAGTAGTATGGCTAGGAAGTTTAAAAAAGTACCAAAGACAAAACGAGGCGTACCCAAAAAATATGTTAAAGGTTCTAAGAACCAAAAGAAAACACAGGATGAGATATTAAGAACACGTAAGATGTACAGAGAAGGTGCATTGACACCTGCAATGATGGATATGATATCGAAACAAAGGAGTAAGAGTGGCAAGAAAACCAGCAAAAAGAAAACCAGCAAGAAAAAAAAGCGGAGGAAGTAAAGCCGCAGTTCTTGCTAAGTATTCCAAAAGTTCTGGAATATCGAAAGGAACTCTGTCTAAGGTGTACTCAAGAGGTTTGGGTGCATACTACTCCAGTGGTTCTAGACCCGGAGTCAGTGCTCATCAATGGGCCGCTGGCAGAGTAAGAAGTTTTGCTACGGGTAAAGGTGGGGCTAGAAAAGCAGATGCAGATTTAATACGTGGTGGTAAAAAGAAAACAGCTAAAAAGAAAACAACGACTAGAAGAAAGAAGAAGTAATACATGGCAACATTTGAAGCACAGGTAGAAGCGTTAACAAGTTTAAGTATAGATGGTAGCAGTGCACCTACTCAAGCAGAGCTAACTCAGTTCTTAACAGATGGTGCGGCTGAGGTTATCAACTCTATGCCACCACGGTTAAAGTTGTTATGTGCAACAGAAGATACTTTTACAAGTACGGCAGTAGGTAGCGAAGCAGAAACATTGGATTCCTCTTCTGTTTTATCCGTTACAAGAAATGACGGGACAATAGATCAGCCATGTCGTGAGATACCTGCTGTATTAAGAGGTAAAGCTTCTGATAGTGATGATATGATAGCGGCTACAGCTACAGACCCCGTGTATTATATTTATAATGGAAAGTTAAATGCATTACCAGCATCAGGGACTTGTAAATACCTAGAGGTTAACAATCCTACAGTTGCTTTTGATGCTTCATCTATAAGTAATTTTCCAGATGAGTATGAGTATTTAGTTCCTCTTTACGGTGCAATAAAGTCTCTGACAAATAAAATAAATAGCTTAATCAAAGCAGATTTAAGTATATCTGCATCAGCACCAAGTGCTCCTAGTTTGGCTACATTGTCATATTCTAATGCCACTAATGCTGATGCTAGTTCAACATCGGTAAGCAGTATTACTGTCTCTACAGTTTCCGTTGCAGATACGAGTGGTGATATACCTACATACACAAAGCCTAGCACTACTGTTAATTTTGGAAGTGGTAATAATTTTGATACTTTATTAGGAACCGATGAAGATACTGAGTTAGCATCTGTAGAATTGCAAAAGCAAAATCAGTTGCTTGATGCACATAGAACAGATATACAAAATGAATTAAATGAATTTAACAAAGATAACGTTAGGTATCAGGCTAGTGTGCAGGCACAGCTTGCAAAGCACAATACCGATTTACAGGTAGCGTTAAGACAAGCTCAACTTGATGCCGCAGATGCACAGCAAGAAGCATCTCAAGCAACGGATGTTGATAAGTTTAATAAATCTCAAGATCAAGCATTGGACTTGCAAAACAAAGCTCAGACCTTGCAGGCGGCCATACAGAATAATGACGATTTAGTGTCTAAGTTTTTAGCGGAGTTAAATAAGTACAGTGCATTGGTAAATTCTGAGGTTCAAGAATATTCCCAAAATCTTGAAAATAATCAACGCAATTATAACATATATAGCCAACAACAGGCTAAATTACAGGCAGATTATGATAAAGGAATACAGGCGTTGAAATAATGGCAATACATTCTTTAACAGTAAAACAGATTATAAGTAGGGTACGACAGGTTTTTCCTGATGCACCAGAAACATATATCATATCTTTAATTAATGATGCTATTAATGAGCTTGGACAATACTCTCAAAAGTCAATGTCTGCAAAGCTTAATATAGTAGCTAATCAAACGTATTACGATTTGTCTGATTCTGCTAGAGATTCTTCAAGTCAAACTATGGGAATAAATAAAGTGTATAGAGTTGATGTATTAGATAGTGATGGTGAGTACATTAGAATACCTAGAGTTTTAGATGGAGAACCTTTAAAGTTTGATATTGCATCTGAAAGTGCAATAGAGGAGCCTGCATAATGGCTTTAGTTTCTCAGGTAACAAAAGTAGATGCAGTAGCAGATTCCAGTAGGAGTTTAAACAGTAAATATTTTTTAATTAATGGGGTTACTGCTGACAGCACAAAAGACGTTGGTTTTAAGGTTACAGAATATTATGTTTGGATCGATGTTGACAATTCTGGATCAGACCCATCTTTATCTGGCAAAACTGGAGTTGAAGTTGATATATCCATTAATGCCAATGCATCTACGGTTGCAGGTGCGATTAGTAGTGCATTGGGTGCTTTAAATGACTTTAATGGTTCTACAACAGGCGTTAATTCGGCAAGTATACAAAATGCAAACAAAGGATCAGTAACAGAAGCCTCTGATGTCAATACAGGTTTTACCATTACCACAACTACAAGTGGAGTTGGTTTACTCTCAAGTAATTTAAAGTTTCCAGAAGACACTTCTCTTTACTTTATTAGAGGAGATCATCTTGGTTTAATTAGTAGTTATGATTCAGATGGTTCTTCTAGAACAGATAGAAAAGCGTATCAAGCCGTAGATCATAACATAGTTAACGGTTTGCTAATTCATTACTATGGAAATCCTGATAAGGTCACAGCAATCACAGATACTCCAGATGTTGATAATTTATATCATTCTGCCATTGTAGATTATGTAAAAAAGTGTTTGTACATGGATCGTGCAGGAAAAACATCCGATGGTAATAGAGCACAGATGGCAATGAACCTGATGATGAGACATGAAAGAAAATTTGATATGGCCATTAAGAAATATGGCACAAAGAAAAGAAGTAAGACTGGAGGAACTAGAGCAGTCGTTCCAGCTAGTTTTACATAAGATTATTGATTGATTATTTGTCTTGATCTAGGCTAAGTTTCACGACATATAATTTAACTATATGAATGCTTAAAAGCGGTGGTGGTGGAAATATAGGATAGATTATGTCAGACATAAATAAATTTACTACAAAAG